CATTAATTGTCTTAATGCTGCTTTTTGTGGTGTGTCTCCTTTTCTTCTTCCCATAAAAAAACCTCCAAACTGAGTAATATTATCTTACATCAGTTTGAAGGTTTACACAAACTTTGGGATACTCCCGATAATAAAGATGGCAATTATTTGCCATCCGTCTTTGGTTTTTTATTGAATTTTTCCCATCTTTCTGGATATACTTCTTGAAACCATTCAAGAAAATCTCCAAAGAGAGCATCTTCGGCTTCTTTTCTTACTGCGGCTGCATCTTCTATATTATGATATCTTCCTAAATGGTATGTTTTGCCTTTAAATACTATTGTAGCAGCCCATTTTCGCCGATTTTTGTCCCAACTAACACCACGAACTCCAGATGTGTTATTCCGTAACATTTTTCTAGGCTTGATTGATATAATGGATGTATTTTCTATATATCCTTGTTCACATGTTTCCGCAGCCTTTTTGAGGTTTTCTCTGGCACTTCTTTGATGTGAGCAACCACAAGACATTTGTTTGTAAAACAGTCCGGCAGGAACTAAGTAGTGCTTTCCACAAGAACATTCACACTCCCATTTATACCGATTTCCAACTCTTATTTGCTTAATTGCTTTACAACCATAATCGTTAATTTTACCAGCGAGGTCAAATGGTTTATAGTAATTAGCTTCGGCAAAACATCCGCAAGATTGAGTTCGACTAGATGTTAGAGCATCGTATCTTACAGTTTTTGTATTTCCACATTCACATTTGCAAATGGCATAAACTCTTCCTTTTTTTCTATAAGCATCTATGATAGTTAATTTTCCCCACTTTTCTCCATTAAATTCATTTGTATATCGTGGTGCGTTTTTACATTCTTCGGAGCAATATTTTGCACTTTGTGCACCATCAAAAGTCTTTCCACAGACAACGCATTCTCTTAAAGCCATAAATAAACACCTCTTTCTGTAATGAATTATACATATTATATTACTAATGTACAAGAAAATTTCAGCGAAGGACCAGAACTTTTCTGGTCCTTAATGTTATCTATATGAAAAGTTGTGATCTAAAATTTCTATGTTGTAGTTTCCGGTTGTACCGCTTACCTGCTGATGCGTGATGATGTAGTTAGCTGTGATACCTGCGGTAATGATTGCTGTTAAGATGATAGATAATAATATTTTTTTCATGATACATTCTCCTATGCGTTTAAATATAATTTTTTTAATGATTCATTATCTGGATAATCAAGATCAAGCCATTTGTCAAAAGCTTCTGGATTTCTCTTTTCCAGTTCATCCATAATCCAACCACGGACCATGGACAATTCAAGAGTAATTGGTATATCTTCAGTCATGTCAAATTCCTTTATAAGCTGTTCGGTTGATAATCTGCTTAGCATTGTTCTTGCGTTCTTTTCTGCGTTCTTAGTCATATTTTCCAACTTTCTACCCTCGTAACCTCCGGGGTGGGTGGTGTATGTTATGCATTGATAAGTTGCTCCCAGTTAGGGTGTTCCTTATCGAATTTTTCTAGCTCTTTTTCTCTTTCGCCATAGGCTTCGAGTTCTAAAGCTTCGATTTCTTCCAAGCTAAAACCAAGCTTAGAAAGATTATCAGCTAGTTCATCACAAAGTAAAGAAGCTTCTAAATCTTGACGGTAAATGAAAATTTTTACCGCATTTTTATAACCTCGGATTGCTGAATTTTTAGCAACCTCTTCTTTAAATTTTTTGTCGATTTTTCTACCTCTGTAATAATCCATGATTTTCAACCTCCTAAATTCTTTCTAAAATTTTCTTACAAGCTTCTACATATCCGTCTGGAAGTGTTTCAGTGTTCATCTTCCAACCGTTTGCTCTCCATTCGAGATATTTTTTAACTTCTTCTTTTTCTTC